GTCGCCCGTGATATCAACGCCGGTGCTTTTAGTGTTCAGCTTTTCAGACCCGTAGTGATACAACATAGCCTCACCAGTAGAGCCATCCGCAGCGAAGTAATTCGCAATACCGCCAGAGCCGTCGTCAGACTGGATATAGACGTCTTTATCGTTTGCCGTGTTAGTTAAGTAGAGGTTATTGGTATTGTTGGCAATTATCCCGTTGGTGGCATTATGCTCGATGGTTAGGTCGTCGCTATCACCAAGTCGCAGTTCATCGTTGTCGCCTAGGGAGACGTTGCCAGTAACATCAACACCGGTGCTGCTAGTAGCAAGCTTGGCTGAGTTATCATGGTAAAGAACAACAGCACCATTTTCTGAAGCCAGCATAACCTGTTCTGTATTGGCACTGTTCCTAAAACTATAGTTGTTCGACCTAAATATTAAAGCACCTGTTCCTGTTTCAGCAATGTAACTATTTACGCCATCGTGATAAATGTCTAGGTCGTTGCTCGCTCCAAGACGCAATCTGCCATTGTCAGCAAGGGCAAGGTTGCCAGTTATACTAACGCCGGTGCTTGAGGTGTTCAGCTTCTCTGAGCCGTAGTAGAAAAGCTTAGCTTCGCCGCTAGAGCCGTCCGCTCGGAAGTAGTCAGCAGTGCCGCCTGAGCCATCGTCGGACTGGATAATGACGTCTCGGTCGTCTGCGAGGTTACGGATTGCTACCGTTATGCTCTAGGATCAAATCGTTGCTATCACCAAAACGCAGCTCATCGTTGTCTCCAAGGGATACGTTGCCGCTGAAGCTGCCGGTCGTGCCGCTAATAGCTGCGGGCGTTGAGCCCCCGATAACCGTGCCGTCAATTGCGCCCCCGCCAATATCAACAGAGTTCGAGATAAGCGACGTGATCGTAAAAGCACCCGTGCTGTTCGCAATCGAACCCGCCGCAGTGCCGTCGTTAGCTTTGAGGTTCGTAACTTCAAGATTGGTCGCGTTTACGCCGTCATCTTTAAGCAACACGCTGTCAATTGTGACACCGCTGCCAGAAGTTGTCTCGTTGACCGTGTTGGTCGTAATTGCCTGACCATTGTTCACAACAATGTTGTTGGAACCTGTCGTATTGCCGTTAGCCAGAACCTCGGAAAGCTCGTTATTCGCGCCGACCTGTGTATCCACATATGCTTTGATTGACTGCTGCGTTGCCAATGCTGTCGCGCTGTTAGAAGACATGTTGTCTTCGTCTAGGATCGCGGTCACCGACACGCTGCCCAAACGCAGGCTGTCGAAGTACGCATTGTTAAAGACGTTCGCCGCTACCGCACCAGAACCGGCACCGTCGAAGAAAACAACCGCAGTCGTTCCCGCAGGAACCTCATAATCATTACTCGCGCTGTACGTGCCTTGAAACAGGATAATGCTGCGCGACCCCGACAGACTGTTGCGAACGTAAATAATCTTTTCGGCATCGTTTGGCGTCAACTGCACATAGGCCGTGGCACCTAAGTCGGAACCATCATTGAAGATAACGACGCGGTTGCGACCATTGGATGTCGCACCATCACTAATCGGCAAAGCGTTCGGAGAACCAGACGAGCCCGCCGAAGACAAAGTGACCGTAACCTGACCGTCAAGAGCGGCATCAACCAAGCTCAAATTTGTATTCGTTGTATCGCCCCACGTGCCGGACTGTTCACCGGTTGAGATCAGCTCGATACCGTTATTCAGTGTATATGTACTGGGCATTTTCTAAAACCTTATGCTGCAACCCGTGTCCAACTTGGCGACTGCGAAGGTGTCTCGCCTGACCACCCGGGGGATTGGGTCGGTGTCGTGGGCGCAAAGCCCGATGTCTGCGTCGGCGTTTCCTCACCCCAAGTAGGCGACTGCGACGGGTTGGTGGGAGTATAACTCGGATTTTGATTTGGAACAATATGTCCCCATACAAGGACAGGGGACACGAAACCCGTGGCTTCTACACCCGTAACGGAAACATCCGCATTTGCTCGTACAACAACTTCACCAACGGAAGAGGTGGCTTCCAGCCCCGTAACATCGACATCTACAAAGATGCCAACAGAAACCTCGCCAACCTCGCCGTCCGCTTCCAATCCTGTGAGAGAAACGTCTGCTTTCGCAACAACGGTCACCGATCCAACAGAGGCCGTCGCACCTAGCCCCGTCACTGGGACAATCGCATCCGCGTTGACCGTCGCGGAACCAACGTTCGCCGTTGCCTCAAGCCCAGTTGGTGTAACGTTTGCTATGCCCGTTACCGCGACAGACCCAACACTACCGATAGCCGCCTGACCTGTAACGGATACATCGGCGGTTGCGTTTACCGTGACAGACCCAACGTTTGCTGTCGCCTCAAGTCCTGTCGTAGGAACATTAGCCTCGGCAACTACTGTTACCGAGCCAACCTGTCCCGCAGCGCCGTCGTTGGTGATGGAGCCTTCACCAAAAGCTAGTTGGCCCCATGTCCCCCGACCCCAGCCGGAAAAGGGAACGACAACGCCCGACATTACGCGATCCGAATAATCGCGTTACTCGAGTCCGCGGTTGGGAATACAATCGTAAAGTCACCCGCCGTTGACGTCTTGTCGGCACCAAAGTCCAGCACCACAACCGCACGGTTGCTGTTGGTTGAATTGTAGATCAACGCGCCACGTGCTGTGATCGTCGCTGTACTAAACGTTAGGTCGTTGAAGTCACAAAAGGCCGTCGTGCTCGACGTTGTTGGGTCCACGTTTGTCAACGTGCCGCCACCAGCCGTATAGCCCGTGCCGCTGATCTCATTCGTCGTTGCATACGCAGTCGTAGACGCGTTCAACGTTGCGCTGCTGGTGTACAACGCGAGTTTGAATGTGTTACCACCAGAAGCGTTGAAGTCGTGCAAACCCTCAAGAAGCTCTTTCTTGAAAGATGTACACATGTAGTTTCCACTAAAAGCCATGTACCTTACCCTTTCTAAACGAAACTTACTGTTTCGGCCTGATTACCTTGCCAGTTCTGTACTCGTCGGTAACCTCTTTAGACTCGCCGAACATCTTCAGTCCCATGATCGCTTCCCCAAGACGCTTCTCATATTGAGCCATCACGTCCTGTTCGCCCTTCATATAGATATACGCCTCAATCAAGGAGCCGTACAGCAATGCCAACTCGGCATTTTCACTTAGCCAAGTGGTGCCTGAACCCGATCCCGCCGTCAAACTGGCCGGTCGATAAAAATAATGCAGCTCTACAGCGTAGCTTGAGTTTGGAGTTGGCCCCAAAACGAAGTTATCAACGTCAAAAACCGCGTAATACCTCGGATTTCCCGTGGAGGCCGCGTCTGGATTGAAAGATTGAACGAAATCCACGTCTTTAAAGTCTAAAAACACGTGATCGCTGTCTGAATCTACAAAAGAAAGCGAAAATGGAGCCAAAAAGTCGCTTGGACAGGCCAAATACTTGTTTGAAGCCGTCAGAGTGCCGTTCACATTCTTCCGAAACAGGCTTAACTGCACATTTTTAAGAATGCGCTCCTCAGATTGACGAATAAACAACGGCAAATTGTTCACAAAGGACGTTTCGTCATTCTCTGTGTAGTCCTGAATGGCCTGTTTTAACTCATCGTATGTAAAGCTCATGACGTACACACCGTAACTTGCCCGACTTCGCCAAAAGCCTGCGGAGGACGTAGGTTTGGAGCCTCTATCAGAGGAACACCAACGAATACATCTAGCGGCTCAATACGGTCAGGCCTTGCATTCTCAAGAGCCTGCGGGTCTACAACCTTGCGAAAGGGCCCAAGCTGCGGGTGTTTTGGTTCATACTCGTCGGGCCCTACAAGCAAGCCATTCCACTCGCGCTTCATTACCCTATAAGGATAACGAAACCCAGAGCGGTCGGATATTGCGTAGGAGTCTTTTCCCGAAGCAAACTTAGCCATCTACCCCGCCCTGTAATATTCGTAGTTTGGAACAACATTAAAGGACGCCCGATCCCGGTCTTCCGAAGCAGCCCGTTCAAACTCTTCTTCGTACACCGCCTTCAGCAGTTGCACACGATTTGGTGCCCGCTTCAAAGCGAGGTAGTAGGCTAAACCCGCCGCCAAGCAGGGGTAAAACCGAAAGGGCATAGCCATTGTGTCTGTGTAAACATCCGCGTCGTCCATACGGGTCAACGCGTCGTAAATCACAACATCCGTAGTATTCTCTGGGGTGGGCCAGATTTTTAAGCTCGGGGTAACCTGACGATCCAAGAAAAACTGGTTGGGTCTTCCCGTTGTGGTTTTTGTCGGAATTGTAAGGTAGTCATCGCGGCTTAAACGCTCCAACGAATAGTCTGTACCATCACGACGCACGATAACCGATAGAACGTCGATTACGTCCGCACCCAGATCATAATCGCCGTCGCCAACCGCTAGTGTGACTGTGCGCTGTTTGATTGTCCATTGGTTCAAGCCGCGGTTAGCCCAATCCGCAAGCAACAGATTAAGCGAGCGCTTTGCCGTCTTCAGGTCGTAACCAGTACGCACCTCAAGACCACAGCGCTCAAACGCTTCTTCGACGTACTCTGCGACGTCTAGCTCAAAATCTGTGCTTCCGGAAGTAGCCATCTTACTTCTTCTTCTTTACCATGCCGCCTTTGCGCATCTTCTTAACCATGCCGCCGCCGCGCATCTTCTTAACCATGCCGCCGCCGCGCATCTTCTTAACACCAGTTTTTTTACGTGGTTTCATCGCCATCTTTTAATCTCCTATAGAGCCGATCCCGTTTTTCATAGATTTCACGGGCGTTAAATTGACTATTATACACGTCATAATAGCCTTTTTTATCCAGCTTGTCTGCGGCTTCCTGCAACTTAGACAGACGCTGCACAAAAATCATAGCGTATTCCGCATCGACGTGAGGTTCAAACTCAACGTCTTCGATAAACTCGCTCTCCTCGTCATGCGGGTGAAAACCCATAACCCACACATCTTTGTCGATAAACATGCCATTAGAAATGGCGTCGTTCATCTCGTCTAAATACGTGTGAAAGATTTCAGGGTATTCGTCAAACTTGAAGTCAACAATAATGACAAGGTCAAAGTTGTCATCAAACTGCGATACCGTGCTGTACAAGCACTGCCGGTTATTCTCATACTTAAACATAACCGCAATGCGATTATCACCCCATGCTTTTTTGGCAAAAGGGCACGGTGGTAAATTATTAAAGTGCGGGCTGGCTTTTGACAACACATCGGAAGACCAGTCGAGCAGCTCGCGATGAACCGCTTTTTCTACTTCAAGCGATGGAGTCAAAAAAGCTAGGCTCATACCTGTGTTACCGAGCCCTTGGTCCTTTTGCGCCGCCCGTTCATCACGGCCCCACAACCGCGAGCGACGGCAGTACCCTCCTGCCGCTTGCCGCGAAATGGACGTTTTGGCTTAGTTTCACCCACCGCACCGCCGCGCGCCATTTTTGTCACTTTTGCTTTTTTAGTATTCGATACAACCTGCTTGCCTTTAGCGCCCTCACGTTTTTTCTTGCGCGCTGTTGAAGCTCTTTCCGACTTGCTGAGGCTATTTGCTTTGCTCCGCGGTAGGCAGCGATCAGGGTTTTTCTTGTTTTTCGAAGTACCGCACTTACCCGCAATGTTACCACTACCGTCAATTCGGACCCAATCTTCATCCACCCAATCCTGTAGCTTTCCCATTACTTACCCTTCCGCTTTCCGCCTTTTGATTTCTTGGCGTAGTTAGGGTCTTTGCAATACTTTGATGCTGCAAGGTTTGCGTAAGCAGAGGGGTACGTGTCAAAGGTACGCTTTGCCCAAGCTTTTCCTTCGGGGCAAATTTTGCTACCTTTTGATTTACTTGAAACTTTGCCACCCTTTCGAAAGTAAGTTAGCCCGGGTGTCTTTTGTTTCGTTGTTCCTGTCTTTACTCGTGCTTTTGAGAGACGTTTTGTGGTCGGCCAGACGTTGCTCAATGCTTTTGTAACGTAAGTTACATTCCGCCTCGTGCTTTTCGAGCCGCGCAATTACCTCTTCCACCTTCATCGCGGCCACCTTACCAAGCCTTACAGGACCAATAACGGGCGCTGAATTTGTCTTTGGCGGTATCACATGAGTGCCGCGCTCTAAAATTCTTTCGACGTCCCGGCTGGTCTTTTTTGATAGACATTTTTGAATCGCCAAATCTAACAAGTTTAACGTCGCTACCTTTTTTAGCCAAAACCGCGCTTTTCTTTGCTTTGCCGGGAGTTCTCTTGGGTTTGTTATATCCACCAAAAGTTTCTCCTCGATAGCTAAGACGACCAGACGGCAACCGTTTTACGTCTTTTGTGGTTGCCATTAGAACGTGCTCCCATTCTTGATGTAAACTTGCTCCCGCGCAACTTGAAGCTCGAACGGCTCGGTCGTGCCTATACGAGATATAGAGCTTACTTCCCGAGTCATTCGAGCCTCTTTTTAGCTGTAAAAAACCGTGGCCGAGGTACACGCAGTAAACCCTGACACGTAGATGTCGCTTACGCGCAACCCTTCATCCGGGATGTTTACAGAGTGCGTGTCTGACGCGTTCAGGTCCATATCAAGCACGGTAGAACCCCCGTTACCATCGGTAATGGTAAAGCGAGGACTACCCGTATCCGTCTTGATTTGAATTTGGCGGATGCGGGCTGGACCCACACCCGCGGAACCTGTAGCCGCCAGCCGTTTTGTTTTTACGTCTGAACCAGCCATCATCTATCTCCTATTATGCGTCTGCAAACGGAGTAGCGACAGTACCGGAACCAATGAGAACGCCCTGAACCATGTACTGAGCAGTTGCTAGAGCCACGACCTTGATGACCGAGTTCGCATCACCACCTGTCGTCGTGCCATTCATAGAAATGACGTCGTTATCAGCAGCAGGCGCAAAAGCTTTTGTCGTAGTACCCGCAACAGATACGGAGCCAACAAACTTGTCAGTGCCGTCTGTTTTAAGGTCTAGGTCAGTAGCATCTGTTCCAACAAAGAACGTGTACTCCGCACCGATAGTGTCGGTTGTGATGGTGGGTAGCGTCACCGCACCGTCAGCATCATTGATTTCGATGATGCGACCCACGTGATCGGCATATGTGAGCGTTGTTTCTGCGGTAATCTCAACAACAGCACTTGAACCTGCCGCAGTGAAGCCGCGTTCAGACCGTACTGGACCTGAAAAAGTTGTTTGACCCATGTTCATCTCCTGTCTGGGTAAGTCGGTTACACCACGCAACCGTCAGGGATAATTTCACGATAGAACATATCACGCAAAAGAAAACAAAAAAAGGGCGGCCGAAGCCGCCCTTTCGTTTAGGGATAACCCCTTATGCGCCCGGCGTACCGAACACGCAGCGCCAGTCGGATACACCGAAGCTGTAGCGTTCACGTGCTTTAAAGCGCATGTTACCGGTATCAAAGTCTCCTTCCATCGCCGTTTTGATTGGCGAACGGTTGAAGTATTTGAAGCCGTTAGGAGCGTCCGTCTTAATGAAGAACGCATCGGTATCCGTTAGGAAGTGGTTAACCACTGCACCTTCCGGAAGCATACCCATGTTCTTCATGGCGTTCGTATCGTTGTCCGCCGTGCCAGAGCGCAGGTTCGAGTTGATCACTCGCTCTGCGATGAACTGAAGCTCTTTTGGAATGATGAGCTTCATGCCACGAACAGCAATCTTGAGACCACGTTCGTCCGTCAGGCCCGCAATGTCGATTAGCATCTGCTCAAGAGAAGTCTCGTTGAGGTCCGCTGCGGTAGTCAGCAGGTTGCGCTGGTTACCAGACAGAGAAGGGTGAGCCGACGAACAAAGCGCTGCGCCATCACCAACAGGGCTGCCCGTCGAGAACGCGTTGTTCAGGATGGAAGCCGCTTTGATCTGCTTGGTCTGAGCCATCGAGCGAGCCAAAGCTTTGGTGTAACGCGATGCAAGACGATCATAGAGATTATCTTCGATAGCCTCTTCCGTGATCGAGAACGCAAGCGCGATGGTTTCGTGAGTGTAACGAGCGGTGTAGGTTTCCTGAGCGTCGTCGAAGCTGATGGCACCGCCTTCAGATTTCGTCGGAGCCGTGGAAAACCCACCGAGCATAACTTCTTCTTCGAAGGCGCGGTCAGACGACTCTTCTTCAAAGACTTCAGAATGCTCGTTCTCGTAACGGTCGTACTCAAGTCCGAACAAGGCGTTAAGGCCGGGTTCCAACTCTTTCGCCAATTGTGCGCGAGAGATAGCCATTTATTAAGCCCTCCTTAAATGCCAGTTGTCGGAGCAGTGGTCTGAGAATCAAACCGCCCGTTGGTTGCGTTATGGTGAGCGTTCAGGCGCACAATCATCGGGATACCCGCGGCTGTGTAATCGCTATTCGCCTCGTCGTCCATAATACCTACAATACGCAGTGCAAGCGTAGCAGTAGTGTTCACAGACGATACGCTTAGCGCGCCGCTTGCTGAACCGGTATTGGTCGAACCTGTACGCGCTGACGTGCCAAGTGATGCGTTTGCAAACACAGTTGCAAGTGCAGTAGCGCGGTCCGTCAGAGAAGCGTCAGACGCCACTTTGAACAACTGGTTGGGATTGTCTGCCACAAACGCCTTTACAGGATGGTTCGTGTCAACGCTTACTGATCCCGAACCGGGCCAGTAGTTGATGAAGACTGGTTTCTTCTGAACCGAGTCGTGGTATTCAACACCCATTAGGACGCCAAGAGCGGGGGTCGTACCACCCGCCGTGTCACCAGCCTGATCCACAACGCCGCCCGAAGTCGGAACGACAATGGAATACTGGTAAATGGCATTCGAGTTCGTAGCTGAAATCTCATACTGGGTTACACCAGTGGAGTTCGCTGCGCTACCAACAAGCCCAATAGGACGAAGACCGTAGGCAGTATTTTGGTTAGCCATGATATTCTCCTAATAAGGCAGCCCTACGTTTTGGGACCGCCGAAGGTTACACGAGATTGACGGTCAGGCTTACTGATCGTCATAGTCGAATGTGCATTCTCGCGCATCATGTCAGAATCGACTGCCTGCATCTGGTCGCGGTTACGTTGGTTGAAGTAATCGCTACGTTCTGCAACCGTTTCCTCTGGAATGCGAGCGAGAAGCAGTCCGCCTACCCCAAACACACCTTCATATTTACCTGATTCCACGACGGGAGCTTCAAAGTCTGGGTGTTCGTCACGACGAACCAATTCCCAACCTTCTCGCATTTTTGCACTAACGTTCTTCGTATCATCAAAACCACGCGTTTCGGCGCGAATCCAACGATGCTTGAAGCCATCAGGCGCAGGCGGTGCATCTAGCATTGACGGGGGAGCCCAAGGCTTACGAACAGCCTGTTTCTCCCGAGTTTGGTTAGCGCGAGAAGTACGGTTGATGGACGATCCATCCTGCTTAGACTGGTCACTCATCATCTTACTCCTTCACGTATTTCGCATATTCTTCTAGCGGCACACCCAATTTCTTCGCGATTGCGACTTGGCTCGGGGTGAGTCGAACCTTTTTCCCACTGCGCCCAGTATTTGAAGTTCTCGAAGCACCAACAACCGTCTGAGCGGTACGTTTATTAGCAGCTTTTCCACCATTTCCGAACTTATCCGAAACACGGCGGTCAAGTTCATTATAGTAATCATCGCTCTGCGGGTCAAACCCTTCGTCTTCAACGAGTTTCTTATGTATCCCAAAAGCGGCATACGTCATGGCTTCGTCTTGACCAAACCATGAGTTTTTAAGCGCCCACTGCTCAGCTTTAGGATCAGGGCGACGAGGTTGCTGAGCAGGCATAGGCTGGCGAGACTGGTGCTGCTCCGCAGCTTCCTGCTGCTTCAAATACCGATCCTGCTGCACTTTCGCCTGCTGTGCCCGGTCGGCCTGAATACTCAGGCTAGTAAGCTCGCGTTGAGCCTCTACAACCTTCTTGCTGTCGCCAAACTCAATCGCAGTAGCAAGCTCTTTCTCGGCCTGTTCAATTTGCGTAGCAACGCGGCTGGTGTATTCTTTAACATAATTGTTATCCATCGAGTTCACGCGCTGTTTCAGCGTCTGAGCCTCGTTCTGGACAGCCTGCGCGTAGTTAATAGCTTCCTGCTCGCGGCGTTCAGCTTCCCGCATTTTCTTCGTTAGACGGTCAATGCGCTTTTGCGTTGCGCTTTCCGCCTGACGGAAATTTTCATCGGAGCCACTATCTTCCGTTTCAGTATCTGCGTCTTTAGCCGTTACCTCAACTTCTGCTCCAGTTTCTTCGCCGTCAAAGTCAATTTCTACCTGATCTTCGTCTTTTACGTCGCTCATGTTGCACCTTTACAAATGATGAATGTCTTCTGGGTCCAGAATTTTAGCCAATATCTCGTCATCGTTGAGAATACGGACTTCTCCGCCATCAATCTGAAAGCGCGAGCCAGCGTAGCGAGCGAACATCACCCACTGCTTTTCTTTGCACCATGGACCGGACGGAAACTTTTCGGTGTCTTTGTATGCCAAAGGACCGACTTTCAGGACGTAACCTACCTGCGTGGAAATGTTGTTCTTCTCTTGAACCTCACTGGGGATGTAAATCCCACCCGCGGTTTTAGCTTTTCCTTGGTAGGGGAGGATCAAAATACGCCAACCAGTCGGGTTTGGCATACGATCCAGAAGACTTGCGCCAATCGCATCAGGATTAAGACGAGGTTTTTCGACGTAAGCGTCGGCGATATTAAGCCTTTCAGGCTCTTTATCGATGGTTTCTGCCATCGCGGCCAAACCTTCGGCAGCCGCCTTCAAGTCAATTTTTGCTGACTCAGTCATCAGATTGCTCCTGTTTATCTAGCAGGCTCTTGAGTTCCTGTTCCACGTGATTAAGGCCTTCGAGATTGCCCATAAGCTCACGATAGTGCTCCATAGACTTTACGTTTCCATTGACCATAAAGTCATG